GCAAGATTGTTCAACTAGAACATATGCCTATTGAAACATTAAGAGCAGAAAAATGTGATGAAGATGGTAATGTACCAGCTTATTACTATTTTAATGATTGGGCTAACATCAAAAAGACTGATGAACCATTAAGAATACCAGCTTTTGGTATGTCTAATGAAGAAATAGAGATATACTACATCAAACCCTATAAGAGTGGTTTCTATTACTACTCACCCGTAGACTATCAAGGAGGCTTACAATACGCAGAACTTGAAGAAGAAGTATCTAACTACCATTTGAACAACATTATGAATGGTTTATCGCCATCGATGTTAATTAACTTTAACAACGGTACGCCTAACCAACAAGAAAGACAATTAATAGAAACAAAGATTGCACAGAAGTTTTCTGGAACTAGCAACGCTGGTAAATTCATACTCGCTTTTAATGACAATAAAGAAAGTCAAGCAGAAATAACACCAGTACAATTAAGTGATGCTCATAATCAGTATCAATTCTTGAGCGAAGAAAGCACATCGAAAATAATGGTTGCCCATAGGATCGTTTCACCAATGTTACTAGGTATAAAAGATGGTAGTGGTTTAGGAAATAATGCAGAAGAAATAAAGACGGCATCGCTATTAATGGATAACACCGTTATAAGACCGTTTCAAGAACTTTTAATTGATAGCTTTGATAATATACTAGCTTACAACGATATTAGCTTAAACCTATACTTTACAACGTTACAACCACTAGAATTTACAGAGGTAGACCAAACACTTCAAGACAAAGAAACTATTGAAGAAGAAACTGGTGTTGAAATGTCAAGTGATAAAAACGAACTTACAGATGAAATGGCTGATGCTATTTTAGAAAACCTTAAATATGAAACTATAGGTGATGATTATGAACTTGTAGATGTAAGAGAGGTTTCAGATAAAAATTCAGATGTTGAAGAATGGGCAAATTCAAAGATAAAAAAGAAGCTATCTAGGATACAAAAGTTTGCTGATTTTATTAAATCAAAACCTAATGAAGAAAGCAAGTTAGATAAATCATTTTACAAGATCAGATACACATACCAAGAAAGAAAGTCATCTGCTAATAGTAGGGATTTTTGCAAAACAATGATGTCAAGAACTAGTAAGGGTGTTGTGTATAGAAAAGAAGATATTGATAATGCGTCTTTTCAAGGTGTAAATAATAACTTTGGTCATAAGGGGCAAAACTATTCTTTATTTAAGTTTAAGGGCGGTATTTACTGTGGACATTTCTGGCAAGAAGAATTGTATAGAATGAAAAGTGAAACAGAAAAATACATTTCTAAAGGTAAAGAAGTAGATACAATACCAAACTCATACCAACCAAAAGGAAGTGAATATAAAGATGCAGCAGAAGCACCTATTGATATGAAAAACAGAGGAGCATACCCAAACTAGAAAAATATGGCAACAGTATTATTTATAAATAGAACAGATTTAGTAAGAAACTCTATCATTGATGGGAATGTAGATACTGATAAATTCATACAATTTATTAAGATTGCACAACAGATAGACATACAACAAATTATAGGTACAAATATGTATACTGGTTTGACTGATGCTATTGTTGCTGGAATTGATTTACCAGCAAATGCAAGATGGAAAACTATATTAGAAGATTTTATTGTTGAAATGCTTATATGGTACGCACAAGCAAACTACATACCTTTTGCAGCTTACCAAATTAAAAATGGTGGTGTATATAAACACACATCTGAAAATGCTCAAACTGTAGATAAAAACGAGGTTGATTTTCTAGTAGAAAAAGCAAGAACCAATGCAGAATGGTATTCAAGACGTTTTATAGACTTTATGAGTTTTAACCAAGCTACATATCCAGAGTACACAAATAACGTGAATGATGATATTTATCCGAGTTATGAGGCTACATTTAATGGATGGGTTTTATGAGTTACAAACCAAAGGCAAAGAACATTGAGAAATTAAAGGTATTTCTTAAAAAGAAAAAAAACAAGAAGTAATGGCAAACGAAATATATTTAAAAAGTTGGTGGGGTAAAGGTGCTTGTAATAATACTGTTGGATGGGGTATTGTGTACAAGGCTTATGCTGGTTGCCAATCTCAAATAACTATTAACTTTATTGCAAGGGTTACTGCTGATGGTGGTACAATAGAATCAGTTGAATGTATAGATTCACAATTAAATTTATAAAAATATGGCAACACCAAAATTAGCTTTAATACCTACGGGATACAAAGCGGGAAAATTATATAGCGTATTACCAGAGAGTGGGGTAGGAGACTTCACAGTAGTACGAGCAACAGAGGCTACTAGAGTTAACGAGGAGGGCTTAATTGAGACAATGGGCGCTAATGTACCAAGATTAGATTATAGCGGTGGAGGTTGCCCCGTATTGCTTACAGAGGGGCAGAGGACGAATTTAGTAACTTATTCAGAGGATTTTAGTGATGCTGCTTGGGTAAAAACAAGAACAACTGCCGTTGCAAACCAATTAATTTCTCCCGATGGCAACTTAAACGCATACAAACTTTCCGAAACCGCAGACTCTGGTCTACACGCTGTTTCCATAAACACATCTGTTGTGATTGGAACAACTTATAATTTTTCTGTATTTGCTAAAAAAGGAAGTAGTAGTTTTATTCAAATTTTATTTGGCACTAATAATGTTTCGGGCAATCCTTATGTGAATATTGATTTAGATGCGGGAACATTTCAAAACAATGGAATTTCTTCTGTTAATATAGAAAACTATGGAAATGGTTGGTATAGGTGTTCGGGCACTATTGTGATATCGGGAGGTACAAATTTAACTTATTATTTAGCTAAAATCAATTCATTATCAGCTACAAGAGCAAGTGGTTTCGGAGGAAACGTAAATAATAGCATTTACATTTGGGGTGCAATGCTCGAAGCTGCCTCTTACCCATCTAGCTATATAAAAACCGAAGGCTCTGCCGTTACAAGAAATGCCGACCAAGTATACGGCTCTGGAGATGCTGCTACGTTTAATGATTCAGAGGGTGTTTTGATGGCGGAAATAAGTGCTTTGGCTAATGATGGAACAAATAGAAGAATTAGTATTTCAAATGGAAGTACAAGTGATAGAGTTGTTTTAGGTTATACTGCATCATCAAATCAATTAATTGTTCTTGTTTCTTCTAATTCTGTTTCTGGAGTGGCAAGTTTAGTAAATATTGATAATTCATTACAATTTAACAAAATTGCTTTAAAGTATAAATTAAATGATTTTGCTCTTTGGATTAATGGAATAGAAGTTTTAACAGATAACTCATTAAATTCTCCAATAGGATTAAATGATTTAAGTTTTGAGGGAGCAGACAATTTAAACGATTTCTACGGAAACACAAAACAAGTACAATATTTCAATACAGCTTTAACCGACAGCGAACTAGAAACTTTAACCTCTTGGACATCTTTTATAGAAATGGCACAAGCACAAAATTATAATATTATATAATATGGCAAATACTTTAAATTTAGGAAACGGAGACTGGGCAACTAAAGAAAATTCTTTGCTAGGTTACAATTCAGAGAATGGAAACTATAAGCCATTACCTTTTGATTTCACAAGAGCAAGCAATGGTACATTTGTAAACAAATCGGGTTTAATAGAAACCGCTGCAAATGGAGTACCTAGAATTGATTTTTTAGGAAATACTAGCGGGGCTTTATTGTTGGAGCCGCAGAGGAGTAATTTAATACCTTATTCGAGTGATTTCAGCAATGCTGCTTGGGCAAAACAAAATGTAAATGTTACAAGTGATTCAGTAATATCTCCAGATGGAACTTTAAACGCTGATAAAATAACAGATGATTCTACAAATGGGGCACATAGAATAACAGATTCAATAACTACATCAAGTAGCGGAAGTTTTACATATTCTATTTTCTTAAAAAAAGGAACTTTAACAACTGCTCAATTTCAAGTATTTAATAGCGCAACAGCATCAAGTGCTAATGTTGATTTAGTTAATGGAACTATAACAAGTGATGGAACTGGGGTTAATCACACAATAGAAGATTACGGGAATGATTGGTTTAAGTGTTCAATTTCTGGAACTTTAAGTAATACCTCTACCACTGTTTATTTATATCTTAAACAAAAACCAAGTTATATAGGTAATGGAGATTATTTATACGCTTGGGGCGCACAACTAGAACAAGGAAGCTATGCCACTAGCCTAATAAACACACAAGGCTCTGCTGTAACGAGGGTTGCGGATTCTTGTACTAATGGAGGTAATGACCAAGTGATAAATTCAACAGAGGGTGTATTGTATGCGGAAATTAGTGCTTTGGCTGATGATGGAGGAAATAGGAGAATTTCTTTAAATGATGGAAGCGATAATAATAGAATAAATTTAATGTTTACAAGTGTCTCAAATCAAATTGTATGTAACTACAAAGCCAATGGAACAACAAGAGTAAGTTTAAGTACTACATCATATTCTGTTATAGACATTAATAAAATTGCTTTTAAATGGAAACTTGGTGATTTTCAATTATTTGTAAATGGTGTTAAAATATCAACAGATAACAACACAATAATGATAAATGCAAACGCTTTAAATACTATTGATTTTAGAGATGGAAATGCTCTATTTCCTTTCTTCGGCAAAACAAAAGACGTAAGAGTTTACAACACCGCTTTAACAGACGCAGAACTAGCAGCACTAACAACAATTTAAGAGTAACAAATACACACATATAACCAATAAGAGTAATATTATGAATATATACAAGACAAATTTTCCAACAGAGCAAGAAGGTAAAGATTATTTAGTAAACCAAAACGTATGGCAAGAAGTAACCGAAGAAGGTGTTACATCAATGCAGTATATCAATGGTACACAAGCGGTAGTTAATATCGGTAAAGTGGTAGAAATACCCGCTACTTATGATGACGAGGGTAACGAGCTTACACCTCCAGTTTATTACGATGGTTGGGCTTATGATGTAATGACTACAGATACACTAGATATGGGTGCTTTTGAGGTGTACCCAGCAGATAATGCAGTACATAGTTTCTTTGGATATGCAAGAGGCGAGGAAGTGCCACAATAATTTGTATATTTGATACTTAACCAAAAAAAAATACAATGGGAAAATTATCAAAAAGTGAGTTAAAAGAATTTAAAGAGCAAGAACAGAAGAAACAAGCAATCTTACACGATTTAGGTTTATTGGCTACACAGTCACATACACTATCACATATGTTTGCAGAACTTTCTATGAAGCAAGAACAAAGTAAAAAGGATCTGGAAGCAAAGTATGGTAACATAGAAGTTAACCTAGAAGATGGAACTTTTAAATTAATCACAGATGAAAAGAATAAGTAAACACATTTCTTACAAAGAGGCAGTTGGTTCTAATTATGCTAAACAAAAAGGCATAAAGAACAAACCAAATGAAGAACAAGTAGAGAATATGAAACTACTAGCTGAACAAGTGTTTGAACCATTAAGAGAGTGGGTAGGGTGTCCAATTAGGGTTAATAGTATGTTCAGAAGTAAAGAACTCAATTCTGCAATTAAGGGAAGTTTAAAAAGCAGCCATCTAAATGGTGAAGCAATGGACATTACAAGTATGGGTGGTAAGTCTAATTTAGAGATGTTTCATTATATTAGAACAGAACTTGATTTTGATCAACTCATATGGGAATTTGGTGCAGAACCAAAATGGTTGCACGTTTCTTATAACAAAGACAATAACAGAAAACAAGTATTAGTAACTAAAAAAAGAGGTGTGTACTACACTTATTAATATGTTAACA